CGGCATCTTTCCTCAATTGAGTATCGATGGTCTTCTGTAACTTGGTCACAGAAGCATCAAGATCTTTTGTGATGAAAGGTGCGGCGATGTTGGCGGCCTTCTGAAGACCCACCAAGGCGATTCTCATCGAACCAATTGAATCAAACCAACTCTTGAAGATATCACCGAAGAAAGGTTCGTCGAGCAGCGGCCGAAGAGCATTCTGAATTTGATTCAGAAGAAAATCGACGGTGATGGTGACTAGCGCAATTATTCCTGCGACCAAATCCGGAAGAATCTTCTTTAGACTGTTCAGTGCGTATTCATTGAGTTTGATTGCACTTTCAGTAATGTAAACCGCAATTGGTCCGACCACTTTGTTTGAGAGGAGTTGCCCCACCTTAGTGGCGAGTAGATCAAAGGCGTATCCTGCCGTGATCGAAACAGCCTCATAAAGAAGCGGACCGATCGCACTGAACAATCGCTTGAAGTCTTCAATCAAATCCCGAAGTTTCTTCTTCAGTAGTTCTGAGGCTGGTCGGATGCTCTCATTGATTTCGCTCTCAACCTTGTCTTGGAAGCCCTTGGATCCTTTCTCACCAAAAAGAATCTTACCGTCCGCAATCCCCTGAAGAGGGGTCTGATTGAAGAATTCATCAATCAAAACCGTGAACAGACCCGACAGAGTGTCGGCAACATCGACCAGTTTCGATGAGAGTCTATCGAAAAGTTCGATGACTTTCGGCCCGATGGCCAGAAGAATCTTGGCTTTCAACTTGTCGAATGCAAATCCAAGTTTCAGAATTGCATTCTCGGTGCGTGCGCCGACAAATGCTTCGATCGTTGTGATACCAAACTTCTCGACATTCTTCAAGGCTTCAAGGAAGCCCTGTGCATCAGTCTTGATGAAATTGGCGAACTGGAAAGACTCTTCGCCGAACAGCCTTTGAATGACCGCGAGGCGTTGACCAGTGGTCGGCAACTTGCTGAGACGCTCAACCGTCTTCACTAGCAATTGCATGGTGTCGGTAGTGTTCTCAACTTCTTCGCGGCTGATACCGAGACGAGACAGAGCCTCTTTAGAGGCTGTCTGAGCCGTACCGAAACCGGCGGTGTTTCTCTGGAAGAACGACAGGCTTCGAGCCAACTGATCAAATGAAACCCGCGACAGTTTCGCTGCCAACTGCAACTTGGACAGTTGAGCAATCGGAATGTCGAGCCGATTTGAGAAGACCGTGAGATCTTTCAGTGTAGCGGCGGTTTGCTTTAGTTCATTGAGAATTCGCCCGCCCAGCAACGATACTGCGATGGCGCCGAGGATTCCTGCAACTGCAGTCAATCCAACAGTCAACAGGGGAATGCCCGCTACGATTGCTCCGAAGAACGCGAGCACACCGGCGGAGGGAATCAAGAACTTTGCGAAGCCGAGAGTCGCGGCGGCGATTGATTTCAGCAGACCAAAGAACGCTGATGTCAAATCCTGCACGGCCTGAGTAATCGCCCCTAGGACTGTGGTGCTTCCACCGGCAGCATTCTTGTTGTCGATGTTGGCAATATACTTGAAAATTGAAGATATGCCAGAACCGGTCGCCGACGTTCCTGAGGCTAGCCCTCTGAACGAAGCACTGAGAGCCGATGCGAGGCCTTTGCTCAAACCGGAGACTGCCACTGACCCTCTTGACAAAGCCGACTGAAACAGCCCTGCGAAACCTTGTGCGGCCGACTGAAGAGCCGGGGCGTATGATTTCACATAGTTGAAAGCACTGACCGCAGCCCCTCCTAAGCGAAGACCGAGATCCCGTGAGATCTGCCCGTAGATCTGCGCAGACCCAAGAACATCCCTAAACAATCCTCTTCCAAGATTCTGGCCACCCTGAATCGCAGAGAAGAACGCGGACGACAGCCCTTTCGCCGCAGGCGAATTTGCCAGTTTCGTAAGTCCGATTTTCAGACTAGGAATCAGATTCTCAAAGAACGAAACTGTCGCATTTCCAAGTGGAGAAGCGGTCCTGAGGGCAGACACCACTTCGCGAAAATAATTAGAGACGGCAGTCTTGCCGCTCTGAATTAGATTCGCAGGAATGCTTTTGACGGTGGCCGATGCAGCCAAGACTCGATTGAACAGATTGTTCGCACCGGCGAAAGCCTTGTCCTTCAATGCACCAGAGAACAGACTATCCAAGGCCAGCACTACTTGTCGACCCAATGGGGAAGCATTCAGAGTCGCCAGACGAACATCGGCGAAATAATCGGCCACCCTCTTCTTTACTGCCTGCCGAATCGATTGCAGAGATCCGGCGGACTTAGAAAGTGCCGCAGCGATTGCGTTGCCGCTGAAGAGTCTTTCAAAGCCCCCGACCACCGCTTTTCCAAGTGGTGATTCGTTTCGAAGAGCCTCGACAACTTCTTTTCCGAATGCATGAAGTCCAGGCCGCACCTGAGAACGAAGTCTCTCGAAAGATTTTGTTAGATCTTTCGAGAGAACATCGAACTTCTTGGCTACTGGAGACAGTCGATTTTCGAGATCCACTAACTGCTTGTTTAGAGCAGAAACTGGATCAGCCGCCGAATCGACTTTCTTCTGGAAGTTCTCGACCGAGCCGCTGATCTTATTCAGCGCTGGGGAGATCAGGTCCTGAAGAATCGCCAGGATCTCTACTTTGTTCGGATCCTGTGCCATTGAGGAGTTTCATCACATACGCTTGGTATTCACTACCGCCTACCAACACAGATGCGATCGCTTGTCTCATTCCTTCCATCGAGTGAGCCGTACCGATGTTCTTTTGTTTCAAGGCCCGTTGGACGAAGTATTCGACTTGTCGGAAACTCCAGTTGTTGAGGATGTCGTCGAGGCAGTGGCCTGAGGAGACAAGGAGTTGGAGAGAATCTCCCACATCCCAACTGGCTTCCCGGTCAGTCTCTCCAGCGTGTTGTCCACCACCTCGACCCAAGGGCGGATTCGGTCCGCCGATCCGAAGGACTCATTGAGCCACGCTTCGATGATCGGCGGAAGAAGCCAGTGTGGACAGGTCGTAAGGTCGAGTCCGGAGCAGCACTCGGCGATCAACGGAAGTAGATCCTCAAGAACCAACGGAACGATCGTCGCCATCAGGATCGGAATCCCTTTGGTTTGAAGATCTCCGAGATCAAGACCTGACTTGTGAATTCGGGGTGCAATCTTGTTGATTGCATCCCCGAAGCGACCCATCTGCTTGAAGCCCAGCGGACGAACAGAGACTTCGATCGTCCTAGGTCCGGCGGCTTCTTGAAGAACGACCGGAACGACCGCACCGGGGTACAGTACCTTGTAATCCTCTGCCATGAAAACTCCTTTGTCGGATATCACACTACTCGTGTGCTTCTCCATTTGTCACGAAACCATGCCACTTGCACCCGTTCTCGTCCATTCGTTGAATGCTTGGAGTAAGGGTGATGTTTTCGATTGAATCACCAGTGCGATCCCACTTCGGGAATCTCGGCGGCTCCACCGGAGCACCACCGTCGATCGGATTAGAAAACGTGACGAATACTCGATCGTATTCATCGTGTTCTTTTCCGCACGGACATTTGAACGACAATCCGATGCCGGTTCTTTCGGGGGCCGGAGATTCGTCGGCGTTGAAAACGCCCGGACCTCCGGCACCAACAAATCGAGCATCGAGTTCTGAAAGTTTGCGTCGCATGAGAAACCGCCCACCGGATACGATCCGGCGAGCAGTAAGAACGTTTCGTTAGGAGGCGAGCGGAAGCGCGCCTTGCCATGCGAGAACACGACCCGCGGGATTCGCGAGTGCGGGGTCGGAAAGAACCTTCAAGCCGAAGGTGATCTTGTTGTAGGCGTCGGTACCGCCGGTAGCGGCCTTCGGCGAAAGAGCCGCGCTGAACTCGTAGACGTTCGACGCCCCGAAGGACTCTCGAGACGAAACGATCCACGCCTTTCCGTAGATCGCAATCTGCGTCTGCGGGGCGATGAGTCGGTTCGAAGCACTGATGGCTCGCGGCGTCATACCGATCTTGATGTTCGCCGCCGCAGCGAAAGCACCGCCAGCGATCATTCGAATGATGCCGCGTTCAAGGCTGACCACTTCGTAGTCCGTGCCGAGGACGTAGGTCGTCATCCCGTCATTCGAAGTCACAGTGCCGATCGCCGAGAGGCCGTACATATAGTTGCCACTCGCGTCTTTCAACTTCACGAGCCTACCCGGATAGGCGTAGTGGACCACGGCAGTAAGCGGCGTAGCACTCTGAGTAAACGAAGACGGAGCCGTCGAACCATAGAGCAGGGCCATGTTGTCCATGTTCCAGTTCGCCGACACGACGTCGAACTCCATGGAGAAGTCGGCGATCGCCTGGGCCACGACTCGGTTCACGCCACCGTCAGAGTCCTTCAACTCAATCGGTGTCGGGGAGATCGTCGGAACGATAGGATCCACCGTACCGAGATCGAAGAAAGGCTGCTCGACCCCGCCGATCGGCTCGCGCTGAAAATATGCCCGCGAGCCGGCGAGCTGGAATGTTTGAAAGCCGACATTAGGCATGGTTCACCTCAAAACGAAAGTTCAAGAGTAAAGACTACACCGACCGGTGCAGAATCTTCGCCAGGGGCGGCTGCTTCAACAACGTTCACGACTTCACAACTGATCACCACGTTGTCTGAATTAGCGTCTTTTAGATCGCGAAGCAGGTCAATTATAGCCGACCCATCTTCGAAAAGTTGGTCTAAGACTTCGTCGTCTATGCCTTCTTCGGTCTGCGATGCCGAAGTAAAGAGATCGAGGCTCACTAATGCTTTTGCGATTCCGTTTGATTCGTAGCCAAACTCTGGAACGAAAATTCCACCGGCGAACGGACTCGTAGAGAAATCGAAGGAGCCCCAGTCGACTGCCCCACGAATGCACTTGGAATACTTGCCGCCTTTGTAGTCCTTGACGATTCGGCGGAGTGCTTTTGTGACTGTGCTACGATACGCCACTTAGAACCCCTTTCACAACCTTTACGATCTCAGGGCGAAGAGTCTTCTGGAAGTCACGCATTCCTCGTTTGAGGAAGTTGCGGGGGGCCAAATTCACGTACGACATCAAGAGATACACTGCCACACTCTGGCGAAGAAAGTCTCCAAAATTTCGACGTTCATCTTCGTCTCCAAATGGTCGACCTTTTCTTTGTCTCTTGCGTTCTTCACGATACTTTTTGATCTGAGATGTTTTGATCAATATCCCAACGACCGCACTTCTGGGGTTCTTGAATTTGATCTTTGTGAGTGGCTCAGGAAAGTCTCGTGCAGACTTGAAACGCTTACGACCCCCTGCGGTCAAGGCACCGCCTTCTTCAGTTGGAACAGTCAAAGATTCTGCACGAACAGGCCGAATGGTGCCCACACCCTCATCGCCTTTAGTACCGACTTCTTGTGCGGCGGCTGCATTCGCACCCTTACCGACGAAACCTAATTTCATATCCGGCAATCCGCCAGTGCCGTTCTTCACGGCCTTAGCGTAAATCGACTTTCGAAGAGTGAAGGACCGATTCACGAGAGACTTATTGAATCGATCTACCGCAGCCTTCTGCGCTCGCCCTTCAAGCCGTTGAAGCAATCTGAAATACCGATCCGAAAAGGCCCCCTTCTTTGAATTCCTCCTAATCCTCTCAAGTTGAACTTTTGTGGGAGGGGCTGATCGAAATGTGATCTTCGTGGTCATTGAATGATGTTGCGACGGTACGCTCTCGCCGTTTCAAGAAACTCGGGCAGATACGTATCTTTCATGTACGACGTTGTTCCGGTCGAAACAGCAGTTGACTCGATCCCAAGCCTCTGGGCGTTACTTCGCACACGACCATAGCGGAGTTGTCGAAGACAAACTTGAACGACGTCTTCGGGCCACGCATCGTCCGCATACCCGCCCGAAAACGTGGCTTCGACATTATGTGACCACCGAGACAAATCTCGTTCCGCTTTGATCAGCCGGATCGATCCGGTCTTTGCGTTGAGCTCGTACTCGGCCGGATCGGTGGTCGTTGCCGAAGCAAACTTGACATCGTCGTCCCACTCTTTGATGCTCAACGAAGTGACAGGAAGGAGTGGAATCCACAAGAAAATGTCGGTATTGGTTGGGCGAAAAGTTTTCGTGACCCCCGAGCGAATCTTCCAGAGTTTTGCCGTGAGTCGCTCCCACTGCGCGACAACTGCATTTAGATCGAGAATATTCTCGTCATCTTTTGTCGGATCAGTTCGAAGTTCGTTTCTGAGACGGATAACCGAGATCATGTTTACTCCGTCAAAATAGAACGAACAATTTCTACGTAGAACAATTCTGAAATGATCTTCGCACTTCCAGCCAGAAAGCCTGCCTCAGCCAAATAGATGCCGGGGGTCAAAGAAGAAGTGTCACCCGAAACGATCGGAACAGTCATCACATTTCCTGAGAAAGTAATTCCTGTCGTCTTATTGATCAAGTTGGGTCCATCAACAGTGGCACGAAGTCGAAAGAAACCTGAAGAAACACCGGTCAATGGAACTACGTTGCCCGACTGATCGAGAAACTCTACATCGATACCAAGAACTGAAGAACGTTGGTAGACGAGAGTATTCATACGATATCCCCACCGCCCGTATTCCAAACAGCCATCCCCACCACAGTTGTGTGAGAAAATCTCACACGAATCTTAGGGCGAGGGTAGGCTGCTCGAACAACGATCTTCGGCTTTTGAGAGGCCAAAGCGACCGGTGTTGGTTCTTTTCTGGGCTCTCGAAGAGAGTGGTCCGACATAAATTCGGCGATCTCGGGAAAGAGACCGCCGAACGATTAGGTCCGCCCGACGTAATCCTGGTGGTGGGCCAGAGCGTAGATTTCATCCTTCGTCACGGAAGGAATGCTACGCAGATTGGTCACCAGCCACGTCTGAGTGTACCAGATCGAGGTACCGGTCAGAGTCTTCAGCCGCCAGCGGAAGTGCTTGTAGGGGAATGCATCGGAGCGGAACGATGCACAGACCGTGCGATTCGCGTAACTCACGTTACCCGGAATCGCAGGGGTGGTGAGCAGTTTGTCAGTTGACAACTGCACGAGAGAAGTGCCGTCAGCCCCAACGACGTCCGTCCAGGTACCGGCCTGAGTCGGAGTGTCGTCATTGCTTCCCTGGAGAACCAGAGAAGCGGCGGTGCTGGCAGTGATGGGGCCGAAGGCGAAGATCGCCATCACCATCTTACCGTCTTTCGCCGGGTAGGTGAGAATTTCACCTGCGGCGGAAGCGGATTGCGCAGCGGTCAGAGCGGCGGCGGGTTTGAGTCCGTTCGCCAGAATGACTCCGTGGCTGCCGGGAAAAGGAAGTCCGGTCTGCATTGCGAAATCTCCTGAGTTAGTTCTCGACGAACGATTAGTTCTCGACGAACCCAAACACGGTGCAGAATGAATCACCGGTCGCGGCCATAGCCCGACCATTGATCGCCTTACCAGCGGCGATCTCGAGAGGGATGTCGAACGACATGTTGTACGTGACGAGCGACTTGGCTTGAACGACAGCCGCAACGATCGGAGTGCCGGTGTCGTCCTGGAGAACGACCACCGAATCTTCGGAGGCGGTGTGATTGGTCACCGAACATCCGGTGATCCAGTGTCGCTTTCCAGTGACCGCCGCTTTGATAGCGACGGGAGTGGTGCCGGCGATCGCAGACTGAGTCGTGGCGGCGAAAGGAGTCACATTGGTGGGGATGTGATCGATCTTGGAGCCACGAATCAGATCCAAGATCGAAGAAGCAGTGTCTTTTGGAACAGGCATGGAATTGATTCCTTGAAGAGTGGTGCGATCTTGGATTAGTCACGCATCTTGGCGTCGGGGCAGTAGACGATGGAACGCTCTTCGCGGCAGCCGACATCGGCGTACATGCGAAGTTTGATGTTGGTGATATCCTTCTTGAAGCCCGAACCCTTGCCATCGTCGTTGGTGAGTTCGATGCCCGACCAGCGGCCGAACAGCACTTCACGCCAGTTGGCGCCGACGACATCGCCGTACTTCGCCGACCCGTTGAGCGTGCGATTCGAGATGATCTGAGTCGACTTGCCGAAGTCGCCGATGACGTCGCGAAGGCGAGCCTCGGAGATCATCGGGGCGCCGAGTAGATACGACTTCTCGTCGGTCTGGCCGGAGAACTGGGAGACCTTCCGCTGTTTGAGGCGGCGGAAGTAGCGGGGGTGAGAGATCCACGCCCACGATTCGTCAGTCTCGAGATCCAGATCCTCGAGGACACCCTGCATGTTGGAGAGGTCGTCGAAGTCGAGTTCTGCGCCGGTCGGAGAGACAGGAGCAGAGACGTCCGGGCCACCAGTCTTCGACTGAGCGTAGTAGTAGTTGATGCCGGGCTTGATCTGACCGTTCGGAAGCAGAACGGTGGAGTCGTGGCGATTGCGATTGATGATGCCGAGCGGCATGTCGGCGGAGCCGGAGCCGTAGAAGATGGTCCAGTCGATTTTCTTCGCAGCGGCACGAGAGATGTCGTAGCGCATCATCGCATCGAAGGTCGGAGCCGGGAAGCGGCGCATCTCGTCGGTGATGCTGGCGAGAACACCCATCTTCTTCGGGGTCATGGTCTCGACACCCGAGGTCATGCGGGACTCGATGTAGTCGTCTTCTTCACCGATCCAGTAGGCTTCCATGCCGCCGAAGATTCGGGGAATCTTCACGGGGATGCCAAACAGACCGTCGAGAGTCGTCACCCGCGTCTGGCCTTCACCGGCGACAAGCGAGACCAGGACCGACTTGGTGTAGATCGCGGAGATCACATCAGACAGAACCTGATCAGGAATGAAGACACCGGCGGTGGAGTCGACGCCGATGACGTGACCAGCACCAGCCTTCTCGACTGCAGAGCGGGCAGTCTTGATGACTTCATGCTCGAAAGGGGCGATCTTCTCGAAGCCCTGATCCGAGCCAGCCATGAAGCCGAGCATGGCCTTCAGCAGCGAGAACTTCTTGCCGACATCTTCGATGCCGGGGAAGTGGAAACCACCCTTGTCATTGCGAACCCGCCGCTCGAACTCCTTCTGGTGGGCGACCATCTTGTCGACCTCTTCGAGGACTTTCGCGACGTCGAGTTTCTCGAACCCTTCGACCTTCTTGGCGAGTTCTTTGACTCGCTCAGAGAGGCCGCTCATGCCCTCGGTTACAGTACCGAGTTGCTTCATGAGTGTCTGAGCCGCGACTACTTCCGCACTGGGCGGAGTCGGCGTGGTCTGGAGGACTTCAGGCATGATTGTCTCCTGAGGGGAGGATTCCGACGATCCTCGCCACTGAATCAGTGGCCTGTTGATAAATGTTCGCCACGGTGTCGGTTTCCGTGGGAGTTACGCTTTTCTGCTCAAAGGCCGAGATGAACCGTTCAAACGAATCTGAAACGGCTCGAACTTTGTCTTCCAATCTGCCGAGTCTTCCTTCAATGTCGTTTGCGGCTGGAGCAGCCTTGACGACTTCAGGGGTTTTCGGCTTAGCCGAAAGCCGTTCGATTTCTTGAAGGAAGAGAGACGCATCGAGATCAGTGTGCTTGGGAAAATTCCTGAATCCAAGAGTTTGCCAAAAGGCGCGAAGTTCTTCGTCCACCATACTCCAGGTGGCAGAATCCTTGCGGCCTCGGCGGATTTCAAGTCGAGACATCTCCCGCAAGACTTGAATGTCGTTTTCTTTCAGCATCGAAGAACTGCGAAGAGCCACGAGATTACGGACGACTCGAGCTCCCGGATTGGCAGGTACCGAGCAGGGCGACAATTCAATTTGCTTGTTGTTCTGGAAAATCAGTCCCCAGTCGGGTATTCCCAACTGAGCCCTCTCTTCGGGGTCTTGAACGCGAATTGTGCGTCCCGGATAGAATCCGGCCGACACAGTGTTGAGAATTCCGAGTTTCATCCACCGATAAACGGTGTCGGCAAATTCTCCGCAAGGACCAGCGTCTGGACCAGCGAACAGCATCCACTGATTCAGTGCGGGGCCGCGATACCCAAGAGACGCATCGTCTCTTTGGACTACGACATGGCGGATTGAAAGACCAAGAGGCATCGCATACCAGTCATGCGAATACAGAAGAATCGGATTCGTGTTGTATTCGGAATGATCCCACGACTGCTCGACGATATCTCCGTGACGATCGACTCGCTCATCGCTGGCCCAGACTGGAATTACTCGAGGAGTTTCGTCTTCATTCTCGTAGGTTTTATCCCATGCGATGTCCATCGCAGAGGCTTGACCACGAGCCTGCTCAAGAGTAATCTCTTTGATTTGAGCCGACATCACGCTCTTGGTGTTCGACTTGACCAAAGCCAACTTATCGTCTTCCGATTTGTAGAAAGCGGTTTCGCTCGAACCAGCCTTTGCTCTGATAGAGAGAATCTCTTCCAGATTGGAGACTGGTTCGAGCGACTTGAATTTGGTCAGATCAATCATTATTTCACCGGAACGAGGATGCAGCGACAGTTGACAATCTCATGAGCCGGGCCTTTGGGGTCGCCGGGATATCGAAGAGTACCTTCTTGACCAACCAGAGACATCCAGTTGAATCCGAGCTCTTTCGGCTCTGCGGCCCCGAATTCTTTGTGATCAGGACGAACCTTTTCGTCCCCTGCCGTGACCCACTTGAACTTTCTGAGACCGGCTTTCTCCATCACGAACTGACGAACCGATCCAAGGATTTTCGTAGCCTCAGCGATTCCGACAGCCCGTTGGACATTGTCCACCAGCAAGGTATTGTATGCCCGGTGAACAGCGTCTAGCCACTTCTCTAGATCGGAAGATTCCGAATTTACTGTCAGAACATGCTCGGCCACTACCGAAGAAATTTTGCTCGCGAAGAACTTGGAAGAGTATTGAGCGACCATGCGATAGACAGGATCAAGATCAAGCGATTCGTCATACTTGATGCCGATGTCGCCAAGAGCGGTTTGCATCGCAATTCCAGGGCCGAAGGCTTTTCCAAACCCCATCCA